GATCTGTATGATAAAGCTTTGAAAATGTTTCCAGAGATTGAAAAATATACTATACCAATTTTATATCCTCGTGTTGAAAATGGTTGCTATATTAATAGTACATTGGCTGCTATGAGACAAACATTATCAAAAGGGAAAATAAAACATAACGATCCTTTTATGAAAGCTAGCACATTTCTTTTTGATCACTTGGATAAATATATGGATTATTCGGATATGAAAATGTTGTCAGTTAAACAGGTAATTACTGGCACAAGATTGTCACAACCCATGAATAGAAAAACCGCTGCTGGATTTCCTCACTCTGGTAAGACTAAAGATGATTTTGTGGTTGGATCATATGATGATCCCATGTTTGTAGCTGAGATGTCACAGCGTATACAGGTGCTATTGGAACGAATGGATCAAGGTATTCCACCCTTGAATATTGCAGTAGGATCGTTGAAAGATGAGATTATCACAAATACAAAGAATTCAGAAGGAGGAGCGAGAGTCTTCTTTTCTGGTAACATGGAATTCTTGATTTTATGTAAGATGTACTTAGCACCAATCATGGAACAATTTCTTTCAATGAGAGATAAATTATTTGCACAGGTTGGTATGAACGCTATAGGTCCTGAATTTCATGAAAGATTAATGCGTATGTGTAAGGGTGATGTGAACAGTAAGGGTTGGCTTGATTCAGATTTTTCAAAATACGATAAAGTGTTATTGGTCTTAAGATATGCTATTCAGATTTTGAAATGGATAATAGCTAAAAGTGAATTCTTTATTGCAAACCCAATTGAACATCAACGAGCTCAAATGGTTTTAGATGCATTATCTCAGTATGTCGTCATGTATGGTCCTGATATATTACTTTTCTTTGATGGTATGCCAAGTGGAGTATACGGTACTGCAATGGTCAATTGTTTGTGTGAGTGTTTAATTGAAATCTTGATGTTTTATTTTTGTTTTGAGAAAACTATAAACCCTTTTGGGCCTTTTAATCATGATTTTATGAATAGAACTATTGAATTAGATTTCTTTGAAATTGTTGATCTAATAAATTATGGAGATGATAATTTGAAGTATGTTCTAGCAGCATATAGGTTCATATATAATCATGAACGTATCATGGCTTTTTCTGATTGGATTTGTATGCCTATCACTCCAGCAAATAAGACAGAAAAGTTTATATCATATAAAAGCATAGATGAGATTCTCTTTCTTAAGCGCACGCCGACTTTTAATCATGTTCTTCAGCGTTATGTTGGCCGATTAGATCGTTCTTCAATTGGTAAAATGTTAGCATTTACTGATTCCACAGATCCTAGCTGGAAAGAAATGGTATTGTACCAAGCACAAAGAGAAATTGCTTTTCATGGTAAAGAACAATATGAACAGTTTTTAGATATTTTTTCAGGAGAAAAAATACACCCCACATCTTGGGAAGAGATCTTATTAGATATCGATAAGATGAATATATGGAACATGGTTATCGATGAAGATAAACCATGTTATGATTTACTTTGGAGTAATGAAAAACATATCTTGGCGGAGCCTACGTCAAGTAAAATAAC